TGGAAGTTCTTCACTCAGCCTTCGGCTATGCTAGAGACAAAAGATGAGGAGGGCAGGATTGATAAATACAATCCCAATCCGTTAGCTGAGAATAAAAAACATATGATGCCAAGCTATTACACAAACTTAATACAAGGTAAAACAAAGAGTTGGATAGATGTTTATGTAATGAACAGACTAGGGCATATCCAAGATGGTAAGCCTGTCTATAATATGTTTCGATCAGATGTTCATGTGGCTAAAGAAGAGATACCTGTGGCTGATGGTCTACCTTTATTTATTGGATTAGATTTTGGATTAACCCCTGCAGCAATCTTTGGACAAAAGGTAAGGGGCCGTTGGTTAATACTTCAAGAGATAGTGGCGTTTGATATGGGGATTGTTCGGTTTGCCGAGTTACTTCGTGCTGAGATTGCCACACGATATGCCAACTGTGAAGTTAATATATTTGGTGATCCGGCAGGAGACTTCAGGGCCCAAACGGATGAGAGTACACCTTTTCAGATATTAAGAGGAGCAGGTCTAAAAGCTAGACCCACTCATAGTAATGACGTGGCATTAAGATTGGAGTCTGTATCTCAGCCTTTACAAAGAATGGTGGATGGTCAATCAGGTGTGTTGATTGATCTAAGATGTAAAGAATTAATCAAAGGCTTTGAGGGTGGCTATCACTATAGACGGATGCAGGTATCAGGCGAACGCTATGAAGACAAGCCTGCTAAAGATCGGTTCTCACATATCCATGATGCGTTGCAGTATTTAATGCTTGGCTCAGGTGAGGGCAGACAAGTGATGGGTCAGTTCAAAACAGTCAAGGCTTTCAATGCCCGTACTGATTATGATGTGTTTAACAGACAACCTAAACAACAAAGACGGCAAGGACTATGGGCGAGAATGTAACGTTTGTGCGTTGTGTCTTTTGTTAATGATGGTTATGCGTAGAAGAAAAGGAGTTATATATGTGTCTTGGAAGAAGCCCTAAACCACCTGCACCTGATCCTGAGGTTGCAATGGAACGTGAGTCAGAAAAAGAAAAAGAGCAAACAAAAACTAAAGTCATGAAGCAAGAGGCTTTGGAAGAAACAGTATCACAGAAAAGAAAAGGTACTGGAAGACGTTCTCTTCTCACTGGTTCTGGTGGCGGTATAGGTTATTACAATAGGTATTCATAATGCATGATATGGCTCAAAGCTATATGGCTAAGTACGAGAGAGCCAAATCAATTAGACGAGAGTTTGAAGAACTCTATGATGAAATCTTTGAGTATTGTCTACCACAACGACAGGGGTTTAAAAACTATACGCCCGGTCAAAGACGTGATGATAAGATATTTGATGAGACAGCCGTTGTTGGCGTACAAGAATTTGCATCTCGGTTGCAGTCAGGCTTGGTTCCTAACTTTGCACGTTGGGCTGATTTTGTTGCAGGTAGTGAAGTGCCTGAAGAAGAAGCTGATGAGATTAATAACAAGCTCGATAAAGTAACTGAATATATATTTGAAGTCTTACAGACATCTAACTTTGCACAAGAGATACATGAATGTTTTATTGATCTTGCGTTAGGCACAGCCGTACTTGCTGTAACAGAAGGTGATGCTGTCAACCCAATACGCTTTCATTCTATTCCATTACCTCATGTTGTTCTTGATGTTGGACCTGATGGTCGAATAGATCATGTCTATAGAGAAAGAGAATTAAAGTATCAAGACCTACCAGTGGCCTATCGCAATGGTACATTCACAGCCAAGACCTTAGATAAGATAACCAACTATCCTGAAAGTAAGTGTAAAATCCTGGAGGTTTCTTGTAAGTTATATGACAAGCCTAATGAAGAACGCTATTTGTATATGGTCATTGAGTGTGGCGATAAAGAAATGATACTCCAAGAAGAGTATAGCGGGGTGGGTTCTAATCCATTTATAGCGTTCAGATGGAGCAAAGCGTCTGGTGAAATTTATGGCAGGGGTCCTGCAGTCAACGCATTGAGTGCAATTAAAAGTGCGAACCTCACAATAGAGTTAGTGTTAGAGAATGCACAGATGGCTATATCAGGTATCTATCAGATGGATGATGATGGGGTTATCAATGTTGATACAATCAATCTTGTTCCCGGAACTGTTATTCCCAAAGCACCAAACTCACAAGGACTACAACCAATAAGGGCTGCAGGTAATTTTGATGTGGCTAACTTGGTCCTTAATGACATGCGTAATAATATCAAGCGTGCATTGTATAATGATATGCTTGGCGATCCCAATAAAACACCTGCATCAGCTACGGAAGTGGCAGAACGTATGGCTGATTTATCTCGTAAGATTGGTTCTGCATTTGGCAGACTGCAAGCAGAGATGGTTCAACCTGTACTTCAACGTGTGGTTTACCTACTTACCAAACAGGGCAGGATAGAAATCCCAACTGTTAATGGTAGAGAAGTTAAGGTAAAGAGTGTTTCTCCTCTGGCACAGGCACAGTCTAATCAAGACATTGTTTCCCTAGATAGATTTCTTGAAATGGTCTCTGGCCGTTTTGGTCCCGAGGTAGTTAATCTCCTTGTATCCTCCGAGGAAACAGCGATCTATCTAGCCAAGAAATTTGGTGTGCCAGACCACTTAATACGTGACGTAGGCGAACGACAACAGATGGTTCAGATGGCTCAACAAATGCAACAACAAACAGGAATAGACCCGAATGCAAACCCAAACATCCAAGCACTTGGGGGTTGACGGATACCCTCGTTCCAAAGAACAAGACGAAAAGATTTCCCTAGATTTAGCCAGTACATTCAATTCTCCCAGTGGACTGGCTACTATGCAATATCTCAAGTCCATAACTATAGAAGCGATAACAGGGGCCAACATATCGGCTGACGAGTTACGGCATCTTGAAGGACAGAGATACTTAGTGGCGTTAATTGCCAAACGTGTTCAACATGCAGAGAGGATAAACCATGGAAGAAACATTACTACAGACACCAAGTGAAACACCAACCGAAGCACCTGTAACCGAAGCACCCGTCGCTGATGCACGACCTGAATGGTTGCCTGAGAAGTTTGCTGATCCTGCCGATATGGCTAAAGCCTATGGTGAACTTGAGGGCAAACTAGGTAAGGGCGAAGAAGAATTACGAACTAAACTTATGGAAGAGATGGAGACGGAAGCGTTTGCAGAACGACCTGCCTCTGTTGGTGAGTACGTTTTGCCTGATACATTAGATGAAGCTGAGGCTGTTGATAATCAATTACTTGATTGGTGGTCTAACTATTCATGGAATAACGGATTAAGCCAAGATGAATTTGCTGAGGGTATTCAAAAATACGCTGAAGCTGTTATGGGTAAACAACCTGATCTTGATGCTGTGAAGAAAGACTTAGGTGATAACTCAGGGGCAAGAGTGGAAGCTGTGCAGTTATGGATGAATAAATTCTTTCCTGATCAAGCTATGCAACAAGCCGTTGCTGAACTTGGTTCTTCATCTGCAGGGATCAAAGCCTTAGAGCATATCATTGAACAAACCAAATCATCTTCTATTGCTCCGACATCTGTAGCAGGACAACTAACCCAAGCTGACATTGAGGCTAAGATGAAAGACCCTCGATACTGGCAACAGGGCAGACGTGACAATGCATTTATTCAGGAGGTTAATAGTGACTGGCAACGTCTTTCAGGGGGAAGGTAAGTATGGCGAGGCTGTTATTGTTAAATCAAAACCTAGCCACGCTGAAACGTTACAACACGAACTAAGATACACTGACAACCGGGAATGTGTGATTGCAGGGGTGACACCATGGCGTGCCTTAATGGAACCTTTAAAAGATAACAAGGCTGAAACCTATACGGCCTTAGTCAATGATAAACCTGTTATGATGTTTGGTGTGGTTGAAGAACACGAACTGGTGGGATCGATATGGATGCTTTGCTCCGAAGAAGTGGACAAGCATCCTAAAACATTCTTGAGATGGTCTAAACCTATCGTTGATTATTTCCAAAACCAGTTTCTTTTATTGAAAAACGTATGCCCTATTGAGCATTATAAAACCCTGACATGGCTTGGATACCTAGACTTTATGATTATGCCTATGCCAATCGACTTAAATGGTCACAAGGTATTACGATTTGTGCGTTGTCAAGAAATAGAATTCATGCCAACAAATGAGTATACACGGCCTGTAATACGCTGACAGCCCTAACGGATAACTGGATGAAGCAAAGAGCAGATAACCGAGAGCAACCTTAACAACTAATCTGCCAATGGCAGGGAAAGGACTACTGATGGCTAATACAATAGACACGGCCTTCATCAAGCAGTTCGAGTCCGAGGTACATCTTGCGTATCAAAGAATGGGTTCAAAATTAATGAACACTGTTCGTAACGTAAGTAATGTTGCAGGAAGCGTAGTACGCTTTCAAAAGATCGGTACTGGAACGGCTTCAACTAAATCAAGAAATGGTATGGTAACTCCAATGGAACTAGCACATACCACAGTGGAAGCTACATTAGCTGACTTCTACGCTGCAGAATATATTGACAAGCTAGACGAACTCAAAACAAACATTGATGAACGTCAAGCTATTGCAACATCTGCGGCTTCAGCTTTGGGTAGAAAGACTGACGAAATTCTTATCACGGCTATGGATGCAGGTGCTAACTCAACTCAAATACATGACACAAGTAGTGCTGTAGAAAAAGCAGACTTGCTATCTACATTTGAGACGTTTGGTTCTGCAAACTTACCTGAAGATGGACAAAGATACATTGCTATGCATCCTAAAGGTTTTGCTGATTTGTTTTTAATAAATGAATTTGCATCATCTGATTATGTGGGCGATCAAAGTCTTCCTTATGCAGGTGGCATGACTATGAAGAACTTCCTTGGCTTTAACATATTTTCAACAACTGCCGTTGCTGCAGGTAAGAACATGGCTTATCACACAAGTGCGATTGGTCTTGGTATCGGTGCCAATGTAACAACAGAGTTGAACTATGTACCTGAGAAGGTTTCACATTTAGCAACATCAATGATGTCTATGGGTGCTGTCGTTATAGACGATAATGGCATTTATGAACTTCTTGATAACAACGGATAGGAGGTTTTATCATGGCTTATAGTGCAAGTGGACTTCACAAAATCGGTGGTGCAAGTGGTGTTAATCTTTGGATTTATCAAACAACAGATGCGATTGCTGCAGTGAATAGTGTAAACTATTTCAATGACTCTGCAAATATGTTGAACGTTCGTGACTTGATAATTGTTCAAGATACAAACACACCAACCACAAGTTTTGTGTCTGTGCTTTCTAATAATGGTACAGTAGTTGATGTTTCTGACGGAACTGCCGTAGCTGAAACAGATAGCGACTAAATTATATGACTTCAACGGCATCTAATTCAGCGTTGGATATTGCATCGAGAGCCTTAGTGCTTATCGGTGCAGAACCAATCACGTCTTTTGAAACAAGTTCAACAGAAGCGTTGGTAGCATCCAACATGTATGAGGATGTCGTTAGGTCATCTTTATGTGTAGCAAGGTGGCGATTTGCCACAGAGCAAGCCACATTAAATCAATTAACAGATACCCCAACAGGCAGGTTTGATATAGCCCATCAACTTCCTAGTGATTTGATTATGTTACACACAGTAACAATTAACGACAACGCCGTAAGCTACACAGTCTATGGTGATAAAGTGTTTTCAGATTCATCAACCAATGATGTGTTAGTGGCTGACTATACATACAGAGCATCCGAAACAGACTTCCCCTCTTACTTTGCACTAGCTGTGCAATACTCATTGGCGTCTGTGTTTGCAACAGCCATAGCACGAGATGATAAGTTAATGGAAATGATGGAAGTTAAAGCAGAGAGATTAATGGCTAAGGCTAGAAACCTAGACAGTCAACAGCAAACATCACGATCACTGTCAACCACGAGGTTTAGAACGAATAGGCGTAGTTAATGGCACGAGTAAGGATACCACAAAACAGCTTTCAGTTTGGTGAAGTTAGTCCGTCATTAACATCAAGAACGGATTCACCCATCTACAAGAACTCAGCAGAGAAAGTACGTAACTTCTTTATACGTGGTGAGGGCGGTGTAACCAAAAGACCGGGAACAAAACGTTGGCATAACTTTGCCTCGGCTCCTGCGTACTCATCTGATCTAAGGCAAACAGTAAGAATAGAACCCTTTATATTTTCAGATGATGAACAATATATAATAGCGTTTAGTAACACACGCATAGAAATCTTTCAGATTAATCCTGCAAATGGAAACATAGCGTCTATACAGGCGATTACATCTCAAACATGGCTTGTCAACACAACCTCAGCACCTTACTTAGAAGAGTACACCTTTGCACAGCAAGGGGATGTTATGTTTATTTGTCACCAGACAGTAGCCCCTCGAAAGTTAATACGTACTGGTTTGACATCTTTTGTTGTGGAAACCTTTGCTTTTGAAACCTCTGTTGATAGCGAACATGTGTTCCAACCTTACTATCCGTTTCAAAATCTTGGGGTAACACTGTCATCTAACGCAACAAGTGGTTCAGGTAAAACGCTTACATCATCAGCCGATTATTTTGTATCAGGTCATGTTGGTGTTTATTTAAAGATAGGTGATGCCGAGGCGTTAATCACTGGCTTTACAAATGCGAGAACAGTGACAGCAACAATCTTGGGAACGTTAAGACATCAACTAGATAATGATGCTTTAAAAACGGCAGAGGGTAGTGGCACGATACAAGTCACACATGCCTTACATGGATTGGCTGTGGGTGCATCTATTGTTATTGATAGGGCAGGTACAGTTGGTGGTGTGGCTATTGGTAATATAAATGGCACACGATCTATTACGGCTGTGGTTAATGAAAACGTTTATGAGTTTACAGCAGGAAGTAGTGCAACAGCTTCGTCTTCTGCAGATGGTGGAGGGGCCCCTCGTATTGCGACAGGTTCAGCAACAACCGAATGGTCTGAGCAAAGCTATTCCGCAGTTAGAGGATTTCCGGCTGCAGTTACCCTGCATCAAAACAGATTATGGTTTGGAGGTACACTTGCACAACCTGATGGTATATGGGGTTCTAAGTCTGGTCAGTATTATAATTTTGACACAGGTGATGCTAGTGATAATGATGCACTAGACTTAACAGCAAACGTTGGTGAGATATTTACCATACGTCATTTAGTCTCGAACAGAGACTTACAGGTTTTTACCACAGGTGCAGAGTTATTTGTTCAGGCTCCTACCGATAAACCAGTGACACCTGCCAATGCACAGATCAGAAGGCAAACTCCATTTGGTGCATCTTTTGTTAGACCCACAGTGTTTGATGGAGCAACCTTATTTATTCAAAAAACAGGATCAGCTTTGCGTGAGTTTTTATTCTCAGATAGTGAAGCCTCTTATACTTCAGTTGCCGTATCTATGCTTGCACCACATTTAATAGTAGACCCTGTGCAACAAACATCAATTAAAGGAGCTTTGAATCGCTCTGAGTCCTATGACTTTCTTTTAAATAGTGATGGTACTATCGCTGTCTTTTACTCGATCAGAGGCGATCAAAAGCAAGGATGGTCTTTATGGGATACAACAGGTAAATGGCATTCAATCTGCTCAGTGCATGAGCGTTTATTTGTTTTAGCATCCCGGGATGATGGATCAGGAACAACCAAGTTATTCCTAGAAGAGTTTCAGGTCACAATGCCTATGGATTTTTGTGATACGTTTAGTGCCTCAAGCAGTGTGTTTGGTAGTTTAACTTCACACTTTTCTAATGGAGCCGTTGTTAAAGCTATAAGTGGCAATGACTTTCTTGGTGAATTTACAATAGCTAATGCACAAATAGATGCATCTCTTGCTAAGGCTTCTGTGTCTACTGGCTTTATTGGTTATGCTTTTACGCCCCTCATTACTACATTGCCAGTAGATGCAGGAGTAATAGGTGGACCCTTAACAGGAGAACCAAGGCGAATTACAAGAGTGGTATTAGACCTACATGACACGTTGGCTGTGTCTGTGAATAGTAAAGACTTGGTCTTTCGTAATGTGACAGATGATATGTCAACAAACAGAACAGCCGTCACAGGTAAAGAAGAGTTTAGGATACTGGGGTATAGCCGTGATCCACGGGTAAACATATCTCAAAGTTATCCTTTTAGTTTAGACCTTAATGGAATGGTAGTGGAGGTGGCATTCGGATGACGTGGTGGATGGTAGCAAGTGCTGTTGTTAGTGCTTATGGAACAATGCAGGCAGGTAAAGCAAAAGCAGCGGAAGCACGTGCAAGACAAGCACAACTATTAGAGCAAAGAGAAGATGCGATTGTTCAGTCTTTGCAAGAACATAATATACGTATAAGCAATTTTAAAACAATGCAGGAAACAAATACGGCTATTGCAGGTGTTATGGGTCGAGATAGTGGTAGTGATAAATCGTTAAAGGCAATTCAAGATAGAGCTAAAAAAGAGTTAGATACGGAAACAAGCCGAGCAAGATTAAAGTTTTTAGGTGAGCAAAGTCAACGATCAATGGCAGGTAAGATTGCAGGTATGCAAGCAAAGAATGCCAGAACAACAGCTAAAATTAATACAGTATCAAGTTTGCTAACAGCAGGTAAGAACTTAGATGATGTGGGGTTTTTTAAGTAATGGTAGAATTTTTAAAAGCAAAGACATCAACGTTTGTTAATAAACCTATGGGTATAATTGACACACGCACAGGTGGTGCAGACGTTGGCAATGCCATTGCCAATCTTGGGAAAGATATGTTTCAAATGGCATTGAAAGATGCTGTAAAAGATCAGGAAAAACTAGGCAAAGATACTGTACTGCAGATGCCAGTCATTGATGAGAATGATGATTTAGTTATTGCCGAACTGCCAACTAACCTAAGTAACGTAGCACGTGAAACAGCCGAACCATTACTACGAAAGAAAATGGCTGATGCTATTTATATGGATACAACAAAAGGTCTTGCACGAATTAGAAGCACAGCAAAGAACGAAGCTGAATACACAGAAAAAGCTAACGTTTATCTTGAGCAAGTTGAATATAGATTAGCTGAAACTGGTGGTGATGCTTATATAGAAGAAGCTCGTGGTGCGTTTGCTAAAGTCTCATCTCAGCATTCTATTGATCTTATGATCAAAGATGGTAAACGAGAGAACGATATTGCTTTAACTAATCACTATGATGTTATTAACAAAAGCATTGCAGCAATCAAATTGCAGTTTCAAACGGGTGATCCGTTAGCACAAAATGATTTTAACCTTACAGAAAAAAGAATCTTAAGTACCACTGATAGTTTTATGGATGTTAACCCCACTGGAGTATCTAAGGCAATAGATGAATTAAAGGTTGCTAAAGCACAGGGTATTATACAAAGCGTAACAAGTAATGCTTCAGCTAATGATTACATGTTAATTCAATCGGCTGTGTTAGATGGTGGAGTATCATTAAACAAAGTTCCTGAAAAATATAGAAACGCTATTAGTAAAGCTATTGCTAACTTAGATAAAGACTTACTTGATGATTTAGACACAGCTTTAGAGCCATTAAGAATAGATAAAAACAACCAAGAAACAAAAGCCAAATCGTTATTTAATGCAAACAAACCAAATCGTCAGCTTGCAGAAGCTAGACAAGTTAGCGAAACAGCTAATAAATTAACAATAAGTATAGCAGACGGAACACTCAATGATTTTTCAGTGTCAGCTACAACATTAAACAATGCATTAAAACAAAATGATTTAAACGTTAAAAACATTGGGTTTCCTGCTGTTGAAAAAAACAGATTACTTTTAATAGATGGCTATATACGTGGTGTAACAAATCATATGGCAAAGTCTATTGATGACATTACATCATTAGATATAACAAATGTAATGCAAGCTATTGTTACTAACGATCCTAATAGACAAAGCCTAAGGCCAGAACTCAAACCATATGTCAAAGCTATATTAGATGGCTCGCCAGTTAACTTAAACAATCAAATAGCATCAGGGTTTTCTAGGTTGCGTGACACACTTAATCAACAAGAAATCAAAACAAACAAGATTAAAGAAGCTGAAATCTATGACAATCGTGTTGAGCAAAACCTAGAACCAAATGACGCTAAGACAAGAAAGCACATAGATCAAAAGATATTGCAGGACAAGCCTGCAAACTATTACAGTATGAAACAATCATTAAATGATCCACAGATTGATGACTATATACGTAAAGGCTATATGCCGGAAGGCATCATAACGCAGATGCAAAAACTAGCATCAGGTTCTTTATCAGGTGATGCTTTTGATACAGCACTACAAAGATATATGAGTATCTCAAGTAAGTTAAATAAGAACACTAGTAAGTTCCAAGACTATTTTACAACAAGCAATAGCTTAGGTGCAAACGTTAACGCAAAACTAAAGGCTGCAGTTGATATAGCTGAGATAAAAGGGTTTGAGAACTTCAACACTATATTGTCAGACATAGGTAATATGAAAACCGAACAAGGTGGAGAAGCTATACGATTAAAAACAAAAGAAGCCTTTGGAGAAAAAGTTTCAATAGAAAGTTTTTTAAGAAGCGAAGTCACAGATGCAAATGTAATCCGTGAAATGAAACCTTATGTTGAATATCTTTTACATGGTGGATTGGGTGGAGAAGAAATAAAAGATAAAGTTAAAGATTTTATTGATACTAAATTCTTTGATACAAAAGGCATAGTGGCTGATCCATATGGTCCTGCTAACAAATCTCTCTATTCAATAGACGCTATATTACCTGTTCATGGTGACAAGTTCCTTGATTTAATAAGAGCCGAGTTACCTGATGGATTTGTATTGGGTGTGTCGCAAGGGCGTGATGCTTTTGGAATGTTAAAGTTTAATTCTGGAGATGCCGAACGTGTGTACTTGGTTCCACAACCTATATCACCAACAAACATTGATGGTGGTCGATCAGGTGAAGTTCTTTATCACAGTATGATTATAGATGAGTCTGGAATGTTAGTACCTTTGGTTAAAAACGGAATGTTGCTTTCATTTTCAACTAAAGAAGTTACACAAAAAATTATCAATGCAGAAGATGAATCGGCACGAATTGATCAAGAAAGTCTTGAAAAAGATGACATGGATTCAGAAGCATTGGCTCAATCAGCTTTAGATGAAGACACAATTAAAAAGAATAACGCACCGACAGTTGGGGAAATTTTATTTAATGTCGATTAATCCTTATGAATTTAGAGAGATAGGTGGTTCTCCATTAGGAGTTAAGTCATCTCCTTCATTTGGTGATACATTAAGTGCATCACTTGGGTACGCTTATGATCCTTTGTTTGAAGCTGTAGGCAATCAATTTAAATACATGAATACGTTTGATGCAACCTACGATTCTATGTCTGATATGGAAGGCTATGAAGATTACGCAACCAGTTTAGTTGATGCCAAGAATGTCGATCATATGAATGATATGAAAAGGGCCATTGATGAAAGTAAAGAAAGACGTGAGGTATTATATAACAGTAGTATGCTTTCCCAAATTGGTGCAGGTATATTTGATCCTATTAACCTTATTGCTCTTCCCTTTGGGGGTTTTGGTGCAGGTATTGCGAGGTCTGCTTTTCGTGTTGGAGCAGGTGTGGGAACATTACAAGCGGGTCAAGAAGCTGTAAAGTATCCGTTTGATCCATTAGCAACACCTGAAGAAAGTGCGTTTAATATAGGTACTGCTTTTGCAGGTGGCATGTTGCTTGGTGGGTTAGTTTCTATTCCTTTAACAAGACGTTCTAAAGCACAGCAAGCCACACAAAAAGATATACAAGAGATGCGTTCTAATATTGGCAATGATCTTGATACCAACATAAATCCTGGGGAATTTGTTTATCATGGTACACGCACAAAAGATGGCAACCTTGAATCCTTTATAGATCAAGATGGTAACCTCATACTCAAAGAAAGTCCTGATCATATTGTAGGAGAAAATCAAACTGGTGTTTCATTTGGTGATGACCTTGAGACATCCCTAACATACACAGCATTAAAAGATAATGTATCAGGCACACGAAATCCTAAGACAGTAGGAGATGATGATGCTGTTGTGTTCAGGATTAAGCGTGATGCTATTAATGGCAAAGAACAAGTCAAAGAAAGTATGAAAGAAACCTTTGTTAAAGGCAGTGTTAAAATCAACAAAGGTGACTTTGAGATAATTCGATATGGCAAGAATAACACAGGCAATCAAACGCCAGTCAACTCTTCATTAGGATCAAAACAACCATACGCAGAAACAAAAACCAACACTCTTATTGCTAGGCAAGAACGATTACCTAAAGAACTATTTGGTTTAGAAAAGAACAAAGTTAAGTTAGAAAAACAATTAAACAAAGCAAAAACACCTGAAAAAGCAAAGACGATACAAAGACAAATTGATGGCATAAATAAAGCTATTACAGAAAACAATACGCAAGCTAATCTGATTAAAGACGAACTCAACGTTCGCAATCAAACGGACATAGAAACACAAACCAGAGGCATAGACGATCCATTTAATATAGATAATAATGCATGGACAAACTCTTGGTTTTACAAAGGGATACCAACATCTCTTAAAGGTGCATTACAAGGTAAGTATCCTAACGCAGTTAAGTTAATGTTTGTTAAACTAGCTAACGATTCAGGCATGCGACTTGTGCTGAATAAGTTTGGTTTAAAAGCAGGGTCCTCAGTAAATCAAAATAAAGAATTACGTAATGGTGAATGGATAGCCATACATGACAAGGCACGTAAACTATATGGTGAGATATATAGTAAGAAAGGTTCTGTCATGGACATAGATATAAACAAGAAAGAATATGTAAAATGGCTAGATGATATTGGCCTTAAGTATATCAAAGAAGAAACTCTTACCGAAAACGAAAAGATTATAGCCACTATGGTTCAGGATTACTTTCTTAAATGGGGTGATGAGTTAGAGTCTGTGGGTATCTTAGGCAGTAAAGTGTCTATGGAAAAGAAACTACTAAGTAATAAATTAAAAGTTGAAGCTAAAATAAAAGATATAAAAGATTTTGAAGCTAAGATACCTGACGCTGAACGTAAGGTTGACGAACTGCTTGAAAGTTTAAGGTTATCTAATCAAACACAAGGCACCAAAGCACAATCAATAATGGATGACCTTGATCAGAAAAAAGCTGAAGGGTTCTTTACTGGTCGTATGGATCAATTAGATAAGAAACTCAGACAGCAAAAAGCAAAAGGTCTTTATCTTACAGATAAGCAACATGATTTATTGTCTAAGTTAATGAGACAAAAGATTACGAAGAACTTCTTATCACCAAAAGCCTATGATGCTTTGAAACTTAAGAGACAATCACGAGATAGATTGTTACGAGAGATAGATGAGATAGAGGCAAACCTTGTAGATATAAAAGCAACTAAGACGTTACCTGCAAATGAAGAAAGTTTTTTTCCACGTTACTTTATGAAGAATAAAATTAGAGATAACCGAGATGAATTTGTTAACATACTTGTTAGTTGGTTTAGGCAAAACCCTATGGTTATGGCTCGTAACAAATATGGGGAAGCTGAACTCAGACCTGCTTTGACAATAGAAGAACAAGTTAAAGCTACAAACCCAGATGCTTTATTAAAACGTGCTAATCAAACAGCAGATAAAATACTAGGACTAGACGATCCTTCAAGTGATATTGTACAATTCTTTGGACATGGTAAATCAAAACATTTTAGACATAGAACATTAGATATTCCTAATAAATTAGTAGCAGACTTTATAGAAACAAATCCGGTTAAAGTTATGCGTATCTATAATCAAAGGGTGGCAGGGCAATATGAGTTTGCTAAGTCATTTGGTAGCCGTAGTTTAGATGATGTGCTTGAAGATATAGATGACGAGATGCTTAAGGCAGGCAACTCTATTACTGAAATTAATAAAATAAGAAAAGATTTTATGCATTTGCACGATCGTATTGTTGGCCGTGTTCTAAGAGAACCTAATACATGGGATCAAAAAACAGCACGTGTGTTACGTGACTTGGCACAGCTTAGCTATCTTGGTTCAGCAGGATTTGCTACTTTACCTGATTTTGCAAAGATTGTTATGGAGCATGAACTAGGTGATGTGGTTAAAGGTTTGTTTACGTTGTTGCGTGATAACCGAGTGTCATTAACGAATAACGAAGGCCGTTTAGCAGGCGAGGTTGTTGACTTGCTTAAAGGTGATGTTCATATGAGGTTGGTTGAGGACATAACCAACAATCCTTTTGATGATGGTTTAATGAGTAAGATACGTAATGGTTATTATGTAATGAACGGCCTTACTCCTATGACGCACATAATGAAAACGATTGATGCTGTGGTACGTGGTCATGATTTAATAGACATATCTATTAAAATGAGAGACGGCAAAGCAACAGCTAAAGACGTTATGAAGATGGCTCAGTATAATATTGACGAGGCTATGGCTAGACGTATAGCCCAGATGCCATTTGAAAAGACAGATGGTGGTTTATATTTACCTAACTCAGCTAAGTGGGGTGATGCTGAAGCTGTTCAAGCGTTTAGATCATCTATGAATAGTGGTATATTAAACACTGTTTTGATGGGAACACCTGCTGATAAACCAAATATAGTTGATGGTATTGTGTATATACCTATTAACATTGCTAAACGTTTTGGGTTAAAGGAAGATGCTAAGGTACGAGGCTATGCACGTATAGAAAATGGTTTGTTTGGGTTACCATTTCAGTTCTATTCATATTCATTTGCTGCAGCTAACAAAATAACTGCAGCGTTTGCTCAGGATCAAGTAAAGAACAGAGCCACAGCGATTGTTGCTAGTTTATCTCTTGGTTATTTAGCTATGGAACTGAAAAACCCTGATTTTGTAATGGAGAAGATGTCATTCTCAGATAAACTGGCTCGTTCTATTGATGCATCCGGTATGCTTGCTTTATATAGTGATGTTTATTACAGAGCCTTGCATACATCTGCACAGTTAGGTGGTCCTGATATTGGTATGGGTGTTGTTAATCCTAAGTTTCCACAAAAGCCTAGCATGATTGATCCTATTGTAGATGTGTTAGGAGCCGGCCCAAGTATAGCTTTGGATATCAGTAGAGGTGTAGCTGACATGGTTACAGGTAATACAAGTGAGGGTGCAAAACAAGTGGTTCGCAATTTTCCCGGTGCGAGAATGTGGTTTTGGAAAGATGAAATGAATCAATTAACTAATTCGTTCAAATCCTTTGGTAGATACTAAGGCGTTTGTGCGTTGCAGGTATTTTAAACAACAAATAAGGTGCGAATATGACTATAGCTTTAAGTGCAAATACTCCAAGAGTTTCATACACTGTCAATGCAGGTGCTACACAGACAGCGTTTACTGTTAACTTTGAGTTCTTTGATGATGCTGATTTAAACTTTTATGTAGATGGTACAAAGAAAACATTATCTACGCATTACACTGTATCAGGTGGTAATGGCTCTACTGGTACAATAAACACAACATCTGGTAACACTGTAACGGGTGCAAGTGGTGGTTCTACTATTGTTATTACAAGATCAATAGCGTTTGCAAGGGTAACAGACTTTCCATCTTCAGGTGCATTTCAGGTAGCCACTCTTAATACAGAACTTGATAGATTTACAGCTATGGCATCAGATATATCAGACGAGACATCACGATCAATGCAACTTGCTGATCAAGATACTGCAGTTAGTATGACATTACCATTGAAAGCCGACAGAGTTGGTACAGTTTTAGGTTTTAACGCATCCACTGGTGCAGTTGAAGCGGGACCTACAATAGCTAATGTAAGTGCATTATCGGCTATAACTGCAAACATTAATACAGTCGGTGGTATTTCTGGAAATGTAACAACAGTCGCAGGAATACAAGCTAACGTTACTACAGTTGCAGGTATATCAGGCAATGTTACGACTGTTGCAGGCATTGCTAGTAACATAACAACAGTTGCAGGTATTGCTAGTGCTGTATCAGGTGCTAGTGCTAACGCTACACTTGCAGAAAACTATGCAGTCAAGGTAGATGGTGCAGTTGAATCTTCAAAGTATTCATCTAAAGCATGGGCGATTGGTGGTACTGGCGTAACTGATACAGCAGGGTCAGGCTCAGCTAAGTCTTGGGCAGTAGAAGCAGATGCAGTAGATGGATCAGAGCATTCAGCTAAATCATATGCTATAAGTGGTAATGCAATTTCAGCAGGATCAGCTAAACAATGGGCATTAGGTGGTGGATCAGGGTTTAGTTCATCTACTGCTGTATCAGGTGGTTTGTATTCAGCTAAGTATTGGGCAGAACAATCAGCTTTATCTAAAA